CTTGGCATTAACCTATAATGGGTGCGTCTTAGTGAAATGGATCGACAAACGAACAACCAAGTCGTCTAGAATAACTGAGTATGTCCCCTGAAAAGGGCCTCACACCGAGCTCTCTACAACGTTGGTAGCAAGTCTGCCAAACACGTACGTTATGTATCCACGCAGCCATAGATGTGTCTATAGGATTTCTCAAGACACTATCTATGCGGCAATAAAACAACGCAATTTGGAAACGACCTAAAGTCGGATCGTCAGCCTTTTGAATCTTTCCACGAGGAAGATAAAAGGACTTGACATCCGGCAACAGCTCTAATAGAGCTTCCATTGCTCCTGAAAGAGCGGGATCCTTAATTATTTTAACAGGATCAACCATGCCAGTATGAATCATACGGCAACCTCTTCGGTCAGCATCGGTCGGACCAAATTTAAGTTTACGGACAAAACAGCCCAAATCATCACCTTGGGCACTATTCGGAATATATTCAACCGAATAATGAGGGGCAAGCCCCACTCCGCCGTAACTTTCACACACATTCCAAGGAACCTTTGCTTTGGAAAGGGTCTCCCAATGTTCGCGAATGAACATCTTACGAACCTGATCAATAATACCAGGTGGTAAGGTGTCTATAAGTTCGCGATGGCGAGAACCTAGGGAAGAGAAGCCTCCGGTAATGTCAGAAAGACCAACATTACCTCCGGACCTTTTCATTCCTTTAAGCAAACCCATGTTGAGATATTTAACATGGACATATCCTTCGAGTGTGACTCTATACGTTGTTGAGTTTATGTTCACAAATTCCTCAGAACAATAAACTTTGCCAGGAGAAGCCTTGAAGCCAAAATGCTTCATAAGTTTCTTCCATGCGTTATAACCAGCAATACCGATCCACGTCGCAGCATCATCGCCATTAATGGCCATCATGGCCTGGTCCAAGGTTAGACGTCTCTTTGCGTCAATCTCCTTGCACCACCGTAAAATGGCGGCATTTGCGATACAGAGAAATGGGAATGAAGTTACACTTCCCATTAGCTGTCCGTTCAACTGGGGGACATATAATTCACCCCATAATGACCTCTCACGTTCCGTAAGCTCCTCCTCAGTAAAGAGGGAAGCTGGAAAAACGTGACCAGTCAAAGAACGATGCAACATCTGTCGCAATTTCGAATCCAAGGGCAAATCCCATAGATTGCAAATCTCATCACATATTGTTTCGGAAACGAAACTAAAAAGCCCATCCGTAGCGGCCTTGTAATCGACCGAAAGAAGGAATTTTCCTTTCTTCTGATTTTTTGGAACCCCTAAAAGGGTCTTCAAAATCTCCGGTGTACAAGGTTCACCAATCAACTTGAAGGTTCTTTGATTCCTTCGAAGAGTTGACCAGAGCTTACGTTGTATGGACTTTAATACGAAATATAGATTTGGAGGGCCTTTACTAATAACCCTCACCTTGAACGGTTCCGGAAGGGGAACCGGCTCCACAACGGGAGCCTCCTTCCATGCCCGACGTATGGCATTAGCAAGCACTTCATCATACTGCTTGCGTATACCATGATAGTCGCTACAATAAACTAAATCGCGACAATCCTGATCGATCTGCTCCTCGATTTTTCCTTCATCGAGAGCTTGCTGTTCGGATACATATTCAAACTTTCCCTCTGCGCCCTTCTTAAAGAAACCTGAATTCATTAATTCGAATTCAAGATCTCTAAGGTAACCTACTGTTCCCAAAACGCCCCGTGTATTGTTATAATTGGCAGAAAAGGAAGGACAAACTGGATCACGAAAACATCCAGCTAAACTTAAATCCTTCTTATTCTTACCAAAAATTTCACGTACGGTTCGTCGCAAAGAATCCTTCACCGTGGCCCGCGTGGCCATGTGCTCAACATCATTATTTTCAATGTCGGCCCAAGGTGTAAGGATCTCAGGAACTGGAAAAGTAGGCGCTTTTGTTAAATCACGAGCCATCTGTTTTGCTGATTCTTCCAGCACACTTTCAGAAACTCGTGGCATACCTTTTTTTGCATAAAGGATGCTCGATAAGAATTCATGCTTTTGATGCACAGACCATGCCTGACCGCCGAAACCGAGATGTTTTAAAACAAATCGGCCGAAGCGGCCTCCTATTAACATATGAGGAAGATCCGGTTCCTTAAAAGGTTTCTCCGGCATTTCCCTATGAATAAGAGGGGCCCATGCAGCATAAAAAGCAGTAAACTTATATTTAGCAAAAGCCAACCACCCACACTCACTCGCACATTTCGTCCAGTGTTTGAGAGTTTTCACAACTGCGTGAAAATCTTTCTTCTCAGACACAAAACCGAATGCAGTGTAGATTGATTGAAGGGTACAGAGACATTCACTAAGGCGCACCAAGTCATCATGTGAGATGACTGGGGAGATGGCAGAATTAAGAACTGGGCTAGCTAATTGCCCAACTTCCAACGTTTCTACCTCCACACTACCATTAGCGGAACTGTGTTCGGCCTTTCTCAAGGCTCGTTCTTTGGGAGCGCAAGCGCTCACACTCTTCTCTTTTGAGACGGACGGAGGACTCTCGTCATGAAGATCGCGTAAAAACGCGATGACGAGACGTCCACCATGCCCAGGAAACGAATTTTCCTCGGCCAACAGATGCTCATGCAAGGAATGAGAGTAATGATATATACTCCCATCTCTTTCCGTGATACCACCTGTATTTTCCGGACGACGATAAGGTCGCGTAGAAGCATCCTCCCCAAAGGGACCAGGATTTGCTTCAACATCACCGCACCTCAGCAACTCTATCTGAATACTTCGACCCATATGCCTATTAGATATGGTCAGAGCCTCTGACATAGCAATTTGTAATTGCCTGTAGAGGTCTCCAACTATTATCTGATTGGCACCTGGGTTTTCCTTTTTAAAGGAGAAATCTTTCAGAAAGAGACACGTGTAATCGTCCAGTTTTTCCGTACTCCAGAGTGACTGCTCTAATATATCAACAATTTGGTCAACAATCCAAACATCAGGGGTTATACTCCATCTCTCAAACGCAACACGAAATGCGTCCGAGATATAGAGTTTTTCCAATTGATGTTGGGCATGACGATCAATATAGAGCTGCCAAAGTTCCCCACCAGAACACAGTATACGTCGGCGCGACAGTGACAAGATTTGTAGATTTGGATTACTTTTAACTTTGCTCATACTCGTATGAACAATTTTAAATTTACCCAACTATGTAAATCTCGGTCATTG